ATACGCTACCCGTTGATTTCATTTTATGCCGAACTGATGATACCAGACGCGTGCGTCTTCTCATATCATTATGACCACCTACTATATCCCCCTTAAATCCAGGAACAACTTTCAAATCCTGTTTAACCATATTTATATATTAAGTTTATTTATTCTCGTCTGATACCATATCTCAAAGTGTAATTATTAAATGGCCCGGCCTGAGCGGAATCACCAACCGGTGCGTACGCGTTGACGTTTTCATCCCCATCAAAATTCACATGTATAGCTGTTGGTGGTGGATTTTCATTCATACGCGAATTTCTCATAGTGTGATGTGTTTCATTACGAGCGACCGAATGAATAATATCCCTATTGTTCAATATAGGTAGAGAAATGTGTTCAAATCTAGACACGCGTGCGCGCAGCACATCGCGTTTTGTATTAATGAGTTCATGGCGAAGAGTCTCTATAGTTTCTAAAGCTTCTAAATAATCATTTGTTAAATTCAGCAAATATGTATCGCGTGCGGCGTCTCCAGTTGCGTACACGGTTTTAAGATTATTACACATCTCTAAATACACGCCTTCCGGGATCTCGGCTTTATTTTCATCCAATAACGTCATAACGCGTCGAATCGGATCGCTCATTTTTTTTAATATATCATGATTTTATTTTTTTAAATATATTATCTCAATGTATATTAAATGTTTAAAGAAATTAAAAAGGGTAGATCCATAAAAGATGTTCTATTTGAAGCTATTATTATTGGTATCGTGCTAGCTGCACTCTTCTATGGTATTTCCAAAATAGCTGGTCAAAGCTTGTGGGTACTCATTTTAACAGGCGCGCTCGTACATTTATTGTTTGAATACTCGCCGTGGGGTAATATTAACAAAAAGTGGTGCAAAGTTATATTAGAAAATTAAAGTAAATATTTATTATAAAACTAATTCGACTGTTTTAGAAGTAAAAGTGCGAGTACGGCCTCCCCCTCGTCCTTGTGTGCGCGACAAAACCCATCCTTTCCCGCCCTACGATAACATTCCGGAAATATACAATTTTCTCGTAAGGTTCGCATTTTGTAATTTTGTAATAGTGTGCATCAACTTGGGTGTTCAAAACGGCTGTAATTTAGGTCGGACAAACCCATCCCCTCCACACGCGCGTCTGCCAATGCCTGACTTGTATTGCGAATACGTCGTTGAATTAGACGCAACGGATTCATCATCGCTCGCGACGGTATATTCCGACTCGTTGGATTCTTCTCCCAAATCACTTCCTGGTTCGTAATCGGTATCACCCGTTCCGGAATCGTGGATAGAACCCTGATCGTCGCACGATTCAACGACCGATTCAGCATCCTCGTCGGTACCCGTCTCACTTTCTCCCGCATCACTCGATTGGCGATGCTCCAAATGATTAAGTAATTCGCTCCAATCAACGTGATCATGAATATCGTAATCGTCCATGAGATCAAGTATATCATCGATAGTTTCAACTTCCCAATTGGAAAAAATGTTGAGCCACCAATCAATCGCATATTCCTTAATAACTTTCGGAAATATGTCGACCGTATCATCTTGTTGTAGGGTTCCTCTTTCGATCATCATTTCGGTCTTCCCGGCCTTGTATCGATCCATTAAATATAACGGTAATGAAGACCATTCATCTTCCTCATAAACGGCGTGTGTAAATAAAACAAACCGAACGAGACCGTATTTAGTCCTCGCGCTTTCTTTACTTAAACCTATATAAGCCAAATATTTATTAGCATTGTGATTGAGGAAATTACCAAAATAATTTCCGCCGCACATCTCTTCCGGAAATCCTTCGTCGGCCCTAAGACCATATACCACACATTCCTGTTCCGTGGCATCCGAACAAAATCTCTCCAAACTTCTCACCCTAACCACAGAAGTTGTATTATCCAGAAATCCATAAGTGAGGCTTCCAAATTCGGCGGTATGTGATAGGTCTTTCTTTCCTACAGCGTTCGCGCGTCGCGGCGCGGCGTCACAATCGAAGTTGCAGAAGATGGTCATTTCTTTTTTTGTATTTTTATTAGAACTCGATTCTTTATTTAGGTTAACTGTGATCACGTGTAATTCGTTCAAATACTTCGCCGACTATCCATTGAAATCCCAAAATAATAACAGTGTTTTCAAATGCCTCCCGCAATGTATTCATTATTCATACAACTATCTTATTTTTTAAGACACATTCAAATCAAACATCATACATCCGACACTCGTCATCGTATGGGACCTCGCCGCAAAATTCATACAATTCTGTTGCATTATCCGGTTCTTTATCGATAGATGGTCCATCGTATTCCAAAAATTCATCGAAAACATCCATGGAGGACGCTTTTCTTCGACTCGTGCGGCTCCCGAAATAACCGGCGATGATTCTCTTCAGGCGAATATTTTGAGTTCTCGTTTCTGTTAGCTCTGAATATAAATATTCTATTTCCTCGATAATGTGTGGTGCAATCTCGGTCCATTTTCCGTCCTCGTCAGAAACCGCACGAATTTTGGTAAGAAACGCGAGTTGTTCATCGGTCAACTCACTCTCCTGCATATCGTCATCCCTATCCTTCTGTGCCGCACTCAATTCCTCTACCACATCCCACTCCACCGCACACTCCTCCATCGCCTTCATCACATTCTCACAATTATCGACACACTCCTCCGCCGCCTTAATCGCATCCACTAAGCGATCCGTAGCATCGCTACCCGCGCGACACACCACGAAGCGACGCGTCGCGCCACTTCTACATTTAATAGGTCCCCCTCTAACCGGTCCACCAATTCTTGCGTGCGTTAAAATCATACTCATATCTCAAACAAATTCTTTATCTATTTTAACGTATATTATAAAAGATTTACATCAGTAGACGATGTGTATAAAAATATATGCATATAATACCAGGTGAGGATGGGCGAAGATAAAAAAATTCCAAAACAAATCCCTAAGTGGCATCAGCAGCAAGAGGTCGTATTAAAATCGTGGGGAGAGGCTTCTGCGTGTTATAGATACATGCATCATCAGTCATTCATGAAATTCAGAAAATCGAATATGCGGTACACATTACCTGTTATTATTCTATCTACTATCACGGGTACAGCGAATTTTGCTCAGGATTCATTCGGTGATAGTCTTAAACCCTATGTGGCCCCGGGTATAGGGGGGTTAAATTTAATCGCCGGTCTCATCGCCACTGTATCCCAGTTCTTAAAATTATCGGAGTATATGGAATCTCATCGCGCGGCTGCGAATGCATTCGGTAAATTCTCGCGTAATATCCGACTCGAATTAAGTCTCCCTCTTATCGACAGAACAAAAGATGGCGTCGATCTCATAGAAGAGTGTCGCGCTGAATATGATCGTTTATTAGAACAATCTCCAAACATCCCACAAGAAATACTAGAAGAGTTTGAATTTGTGTATAAAGATGTTGAGAACATGTATAAACCTGAGATAATTAACATACACCCCATACGCCGGTACAATGCCATTCGAGAAAACACTATTATGAAAAAGCTAAGAAGCATACTTCCCGAAGATAAAGCGCGGACGGAGCTCATGGAAGAACTCAAAATCCTCCGTAAAAGTGGTCAGACTATGGAACCGGTTCCAAAATCTCTCGCACTCGTGAAGAAAAATATTATGCGTCGACATAACAGTAGTGGTGGGTGTTTTTCTAAACCAGTCGCATTAGATTTAGACGAAATCCATGATAAGATCACGAAAATAAAAGATGAAGAAACCATCATAGATATCGAGGCAGGAATCTATGATGATGGTTCTGATGATGCAAAACAATCCGAAAATGAAGACGAGATTGAATAGATTAATATTAAAAAAAGTCTATTCTACTTGAGAACCTCGTATCTTTAAATAGTCGCTGAGTGAACAATTTCAGCTTTTCATCAAATTTTTCAAGTCTTTGAATAGATTCGTATAAACGAACTTCCGTTTCGAGAAGCTCGTCTTCCGAAACAAATTCTTCCGGATTCTGTTCTGATAATGTCCACGTATCAAATTTTCTCGACATTATCAGTTCCTTTTCCCAATTTTCTTGTTCCTTAATATACGACTCACGGAGTTCCTCTTTACACCTCCTCAATTCCTCTTCATCACACACACTTGACGTCATAACCTTTGGTTTAATTTCCAAAATTCTCAGTTGGTCTCGAACACGTTTAATAACTGCATCGTATAAAAAGGAATATCCATCACCATATATTTGATGATATCTAAGATTGTGAAGGGCGTCTCTTAGCTCGCTGATGTTCAATGAACTTATTAAGTCGTTTTCGTCTATCTTCTCGTTGTTTTTGTGGTGCACCTGGACAAGTTGGTGGTTCTCTGTATTTAACAACTTCGTCCCAGAGACGCATTTGAATGTCCGTGCACAATGGTCGGGTCGCTTGACAAAATGCGATTTTAAAGTCGTCGGTGGTGAGCGGGATATAGTCGTCGTCATACATAACATTTATGGTTAACTTTTAAATAACATTCTTAAAAACTTAGGTATTAAAATTATCGTTGTTTTAAAATGTCTATAACTATCTTATCGTTTGTTTCGTTTCGAGAAATAATTCGTTCGTATATTTCGGAATGACCCAGCCCTTCGCGCTTTATTTTCAGTTCTGGAATTGGTTGTAAATCTCGCAAATCTAATGAAGAATGAGATATAGACGAAACCAGTGTCTCTGGCGAAGAAACATTCGATGTTGGAATAGACCCTTTAGGATAAGGATATATTAATTCAAGTACATCTCCTATATATACACCCAAATTTGAAAACATGTTAATTTCTACTATATGTATGTTTTTTATAATCTTAGGTTATCTTTTTCTTATTTTCAATCCGTTTTATGCCCAGTCCTCTCCTGTCTCTCGTGTCTTGTCAAATATTCTCCCTCCAATTTATATTTTTCGAGTTGAACATCTAAAATGAATTTCTTGGGCCGATTCCATAGGGAAATCCAACCCCGGCTCAAAGTGGTTTCTTCATAAAAATCTCTCATGTATTCTGGTAAATGTACAACCGTCTGAAAAATCCGTTGAACGTAATTCAATATAACTGACGTATATTCTGGTAAAGACACTGCAATCATTGTGAGGAGGTGAACGAGATATAAAATTTCAAGAGAAACTCTACGAGTTACTCTGTATACAAGAGTTCTTGGAATAACTCTACAAATAGCTCTGGGGTATAACCACCACATCGTTTATATGTATATTATTATCTCTTTTTTTTATCTTCATTTAATACAGGATGAATTTAATAGACTTAAATGATGTTCCACACAAGGTTCAATATATTACCATTGATTCTGTTCATGTAAAACCACATACTGGAACGGAGCCATCAAATTCGCGCCACACACCCATGACACTCGATCTAGATTTGAATTCTAACATTCATTTCGAAGGCTTGACAGAAGTCATCGGGTTAAAAGTCGTTGAAGCGTATTTCATGCAAGTCGGTGGCGCTGGAACTCGAGACAGTGGGATCGCAAGACTCATAGATATCGTGTGTCCCCAGATTCCCACAGCTGCACAGTTGTTAACGACTAGGGGACATGTATTGGCGCGGTGCCCACTCGAGAATAACGCGGTTCAAACCAACGACGATTATGCATTCGATAAACAGGCAAAGCTCATGACACGTAAAACAAATTATTTTAACCCCATCGCGATCAAACGCTTAGATTTTTCATTCTATCAGCTTGCTGGACATGATGAATATAAAGGTCTAGTCAATTCGCGTGAATGGTCTATTACACTTGAAATAACGACGATCGACGCCAAGGAGAAACCAATAAATAAAGATCAACAAATGTTACAATTATTACAGAAATTGCTTGTAAAGGTGGATTCACTCAACCAAAATATACGTCGTTTGCCCGATAACCCGTCCG